CAGGAGTCCATACTGCTTTCAACTTACGAGTTTTAGCAACTATTGGGAAAGACTTCAATTCAAGATTAACTTCAGGTATTGCTAATGTATCAGCATTTGCATTACCTACTTTATCTTCAAAATCGCCTCTGTCAGCAGCAGTTGGCTGTATGTAATATCCTAATGTAGCTGAACCAGACATGTTCACGGCACTAGAACAGCTTACAATAAATGTAAGTGTTGAACCATCCCATACTGTGTACTCAGGAAGTATTACAGCTTGACCTTCACCAGCTGCTTGAGTTATTGTCCAAGAACGTACTGACAAGTCATCAGCTTCACCAACGGTGAAGGATGCGGAAGCTTTAAAAAGCGTTCCAGCAGCAGATGATGCAGATACTTCTTTGTTAAAATTGATCTCTTTGTATGATGGTAACACACCTGGTGATAGAGTCACTGTAGCATTGGACTGAGATACGGAATAACCGTAACGACCAACACCATAAAGACCTTTTTCACCAAATGGTGCAGATGATCCAGAAGGACTGAATTTACCTGTTTTACCACCTAGAGATTCATCTGTACTTCTACCAGCAACAGCACTTCCATACTTGAAATCAAGATAGAACACTAGTCCTGATGGTAGATTCATAGCTTGAACGGAAACAAAGTCTTGAGCAGCAATACTACCAAAGATTCTACGAACCAATGGTAATGCTACACCTGACCATTCTTCTTCTGCAACGGATGCATTAGCAGCAGGATTAGTTGTTGAAAACTCTTTTATCAACTGACGAGCTTGGTTTTCAAGCAAAGTCGCCATATTGGCTTTTGAGAATTCATCTTTATCCATGCCTTCAAGAAGACCTGTTTTTTCCCATTTAGCTACATTGTTTTTAGCGTTTTCACGCTGCTGTATGTAAGGCTTACTATCTAATAATGCCTCATTAATATAGCTCATTTATGATCTCCAATTATAAGATACCAGCTAGTTTTTTAAACCTGTTTGCAACTTTTTGCTCTTCCGTAATAATCTTCTTTTTGGGCTTAGTTGAACCAACAGCTGAACTAGCAGATTCTTTTATATTGCGTTTACGAGTAATTTTACCAGCAGATTGAAATGCTTCATGCAATGTACTGTACACAAGTTTAATCTCACGAGTAGTTTGTGCTCTATCCATTGTTTCCACAACTTTAACCTTCTGGTCTTTATCTAAGGCATATTCTTTGAATAATTTATTCGTGAATAATAGCTTAGCATTAAGTACGTTGACTTCATGCAATTTATCTTTAAGATAAGCTACAGCTTCTTTGTATTCGTTAAGCTCAGATTGTACTTTTTCAAGACTCTCTTTCATACCGCCTTTACCAATACCAGAACCACTATAAGCTTTCTTATTGATTTTATTATCACCTGAACCAATGTTAGAAGATACATCATTTTCATCCATTTCGTCTTTTTCTTCATCTTCTTCGTCTTCTTCAGCTAGACCATCTCTGTTAGGAGAGGCTGTTTCATCATAGGCATCGTCTTCTTCTGCAAGACCATCTCTATTTGGACCAGCTTTTTCATCGTACGCATCATCCATTTCATCGACTTTTTCTTCGTCTTCATGTTCTTCTTCATTAATTTCAGCTTCAAGTTCTGCAATGATATCTTCAAGATTTAATTCGTCAAGTTCATCGTCTTCATCATCTCTCATATGCTTTCTTTCTTCCATATCTTCATCATCGTCTTTCATATGCATATCTTCTTCAACTTCATCATCTCGCATGTGCTTTCTTTCTTCCATATCGTCGTCATCTCTTTTCATCTTATCATGCATTCTTTCTTCCATATCTTCATCATCATCTTTCATGTGCATATCTTCTTCGAATCCATACTCATCCATATCATCTCTTTCCATTTCGTCATCACCGTGATCCATCTCGTCGATATCATCCTCAGCTAACTTTGCAGATAGCATGGATTTTAAATGAGGTGCGAAAGCTTCTTGTAAGGCATCTTTTGCATTTTTGAGTGCAGTTTCACGTACCGTTTTTGCATCAGCTATTGCTTCTTTCAAAATATCGGACATTTGTTTTCTCCACAAATTGAATATGAGTAAAGTTATTGGGAACTTTAATTGTGTTTGTGAGTTTAG